GCTGTCGCAGATGCGCAGTCGCTTCAAGATGGCGGTGGCCGCGTACAGCGACACGCGAGAAGACCAGTTGGACGACCTGCGGTTTATGGCAGGCTCGTCAGACAACCACTATCAGTGGCCGGCGGATGTGCTGTCAGTACGAGGGTCGGTGCAAGGCCAGACCATCAACGCGCGTCCGTGCCTGACGATCAACAAGCTGCCGCAGCACGTGCGGCAGGTGACCAACGAGCAGCGGCAGAACAGGCCGTCGCCTAACGTCATCCCGGTCGATGACGACGCGGACATCGAAGTCGCGGAAATCTTTGACGGCATGATCCGTCATATCGAGTACATGTCGGACGCGGACGTGGCGTACGACACCGCCTGCGACAACCAGGTGACGTACGGCGAAGGCTACATTCGGATTCTGACCGAATATTGCGACGAGACAAGCTTTGATCAGGACATCAAGATCGGTCGTATCCGCAACAGCTTCTCGGTCTACATGGATCCAACAATCCAAGACCCGTGCGGTGCGGATGCCGAGTGGTGTTTTATTACCGAAGATATCCTGAAAGTCGATTACGAGCGGTTGTACCCCAACGCCATGCCGGTCAGTTCGATCATGGTGCAAGGCGTGGGCGACCAGGCGCTGTCACAATGGCTGTCTGAGACGACAGTGCGGATTGCAGAGTATTTCTACTGCGATTACAAGGCAGAAACGCTTAATTTGTACCCTGACGGCACGACGACCTACCAAGGCACGCCGCAGGACAAGATGCTGCGTCAAATGGGTCTAAAACCGACCCGTCAACGCAAATTGCAGGCTAAACGCATCAAATGGTGCAAGACCAACGGCTACGAAATCATCGAAGAGCGTGAGTGGGCGGGTGCGTACATCCCTGTCATCCGCGTCATCGGTAACGAATGGTCGATTGAAGGCCAACTTGAGATTTCTGGGCTGGTCAGGAACGCCAAAGACGCCCAGCGGATGTACAACTACTGGGTAAGCCAAGAAGCTGAGATGCTGGCGCTGGCCCCAAAAGCACCGTTTATCGGCTACGGCGGTCAGTTTGAGGGTTACGAAGAGAAGTGGAAGACTGCCAACACGCAGAACTACCCCTATCTTGAGGTAAACCCTGATGTAACCGACGGAGCAGGCAATATCCTGCCGTTGCCGCAGCGGGCGCAGCCTCCGATGGCCCAAACAGGCTTGATTCAGGCCAAAATGGGGGCTTCTGAGGACATCAAAGCGGCGACTGGACAGTACAACGCCAGCCTCGGAATGACGTCAAATGAGCGGTCTGGAAGGGCTATTTTGGCCCGTCAGCGCGAGGGTGACGTCGGTACGTACCACTACGTCGACAATCTGGCGCGGGCAATTCGTCATGTCGGGCGGCAACTGGTTGATTTGATCCCCAAAATCTACGACACGCAGCGTATCGCGCGAGTAATCGGGGTTGACGGTGAGTCGAAAATGGTGCGGCTCGACCCGAACCAGCCGGAACCCGTGCGAAAGATGGTAAACGAGCAAGGCGTGGTGGTTGCAAAGATTTACAACCCTGGCGTTGGCAAGTACGACGTCAAGGTCACCACCGGCCCGAGCTACCTGACCAAGCGTCAGGAGTCGATGGACGCAATGAGCCAGATTCTGCAAGGCAATCCAAACCTGTGGGCGGCGGCTGGCGATCTGTTTGTCAAAAACATGGATTGGCCAGGCGCACAAGAGATGGCGCAGCGCTTAAAGAAGATGATCGATCCCAAGCTGCTGCAAGAAGACGACGATCCGGCCTTGCAAGCGGCCAATCAGCAGATCCAAGCAATGCAGCAGCAGATGGAGCAGATGTACAACATGCTCCAGAACGTCGGCAAGTCAATGGAAGCGCAGAAACTGCGCATTGACGAGTACAATGCGGAAACCAAGCGTATTCAAGCCGTGCAAGCGGGCATGACGCCTGACCAGGTTCAAGATGTTGTCATGCAGACGCTGAAAGATGTCATGACGGCTGGCGACATGGTGGTTGCTCAACAAATGGGTATGACACAATGAGCTGCGCAGACTTTATCGGCACCTTGTTTCTAGCGCGGGATGTGACGCACAGCGTACACTTAAATACACGCTCATACGCCAAGCACGTCGCGCTAAACGAGTTTTACGACAACATTGTTGACCTTGCCGACAAGTTTGCCGAAGCGTATCAAGGCCGGCATGGGTTGATCGGGCCAATTACGTTGATGTCGGCCAAGAAGACGACCGACGTTATTGAGTTTCTCAAAGACTCGCTTGCAGACATCGAAGACATGCGGTACAAGGTGTGTGAGAAGGACGACACGCCGCTCCAAAACATCATTGACGAGATCGTAGGGCAGTACCTATCGACCTTGTACAAGCTCAAATTCCTTGCGTAAGGACAAGTTATGGAACTGCTCAATCCTCTTGCTGATGCCAACTACCCCGCCTATACGGCGTCTTATACAGGCACAGCGGGGTCAACAACCGCCTGGCCAGCAGGCCCGCAAGGCGTGGTGCTCTGGTCAACAACCGCTGCGTACGTCGTAATAGGCGAAGGTGTGACTGCGACTACCAGCTCGACGCCCATTCCAGCCAACACGCCAATCCCGTTCATCGTGCCGCAGGGTACGGGTGCTCCGTGGCGGGTTAGCGCAATCCAAATTGGCAGCGCTGGCACCCTCTACGCTAAACCCATCAATATCCGATGAGCTTTGGCATACCCGTCCGTAATGGCCTGAGCCTGGGGCTCGGGGCCGTCGCTACGTTGGCGACGGATTTTGCGTCGCCCAATCCTGGGCCGCCGTGGACGGTATTGACCAGTAATGGTACGGCGTATGTAGTGGATGAAGTTGTGCTGGCAAGCAATGGCACAGCTTACTATGTCGTCGAAACTGTGCTGACCAGCAATGGCACAGAGTACAACCCGATTTAGGAGTTAAGCCGTGGCCGCATACGAGGTTCTTCTTCTCAATACAGCTGTTCCGCAGATCCAAGCCGCACAGACGGGCGACACCTACGTTGTGCCGAGGGATATTGCGTTCTCTGCGGCACTTACGCTATCGGCAGGCACCGCCAACGGTGTTCCATACCTCAACGGCTCCAAGGTGCTGACCACTGGGTCTGCGCTGACGTTTGATGGGACTACGCTAACAAGTCGTGTAAACGCTAATGCGGCGCTACAGCTTGCTTTTTCAGCAACAAACGCAACCAATGCTGATTTCAATGTTCGAATCGCTAATAGCCTTACTGATCTTCAAGTATCAAGCGCAACCCCTTTGTCGTTCACGCTTGGTGCTACCGAGCAAATGCGCCTAACCAGCACAGGTCTGGGTATTGGGACGAGTTCTGTTTTTTGTGTTTTGACCGCGCAGACTGGTACTAATGCCAGATTTGAATTTACGTCGGCAAGCACTGTTGGGTCGCTTGAGATCTTAAACAACGTAAGAAATGCATATTTAGATTACGATGTCTACGCTTCAATTCACCGTTGGAAGAAGCTCGGCTCCACTGCAATGACCCTCGACTCCTCCGGCAATCTGGGTATTGGGACGCCTTCGCCTACATTTAAATTGCAAGTTATTGGTACTTCGCAACTTAGTCTGAGCGCAGCTGGGACTCAACAGGCTCTGCAACTTAACAACAGTGACACCACCGCTGGAACACAAGCTGTAAAACTTGGGTTCTCAAGCGCAGGAGTAACAAAAGCGTCAGTTAACGCTGCCGTGTATGGCAACGATTACATGACGTTTAACGTCGGTAGTGACACCGAACGTATGCGCCTCGACTCCTCCGGCAACCTCGGCTTGGGGGTTACTCCGACTACAGGCGGTTATGGAAAAGGGTTCCAACTTAGCGGCGATCCTGCCAGTGATTTGGGTACGTTGTGGATTCAACCAATCAATACAAACGACCATCGTTTGAGTTTGACCAACAACGCTAAAAACACAGGCGTAGGGACTTGGGGATACTACGCTTCTTCGCAATCCGCAACGATGTACCAGCAAGTGGCTGGTGAGCATCAGTTCTTCACAGCAGGTACTGGCACAGCAGGTAACGCCATCTCCTTCACCCAAGCAATGACGCTGGATGCGAGTGGTAATTTGGGGGTGGGGATTCCAGCAGCTTTGTATAGCACAGAAAGACTTGCGGTTTTTAAAAGTGGAAATGCAGAGTCTGCCGCATTTGTCAACGATGCTGGAGCGAACAATTACACAGTTGCAGTCAGCAATCGCGCAACAACTGGCGACAACAAGTTCATGGTTTTTGCTACCGAAAGTAGCGACACAACAAGAGGTTCAATCGTATACAACAGGGGTGCTGGACTTGTTACATACGCTACAACCTCTGACTACCGCGCTAAAGACATCCTCGGCCCTGTTTCCAACCCCGGCGCAACCATTGATGCGCTGAAGGTCTACAGCGGCAAGATGAAAGGTGCAACGGTTTATCGCCCGATGCTGATTGCTCACGAAGCGCAAGCAGTCACTCCGTATGCTGTAACCGGCGAAAAGGACGCTGTAGATGAGGATGGAAAGCCCAATTATCAGCAAATGGATGTTTCCTCGCTTGTTCCGTTGCTGATCGCTGAAATTCAATCCCTTCGCGCTCGCGTAGCGCAACTTGAACAAGGAGTTTAATCATGGATTGGCAAGTCTCAAATCTCGATTGCAAAGTCTTAGAAGACAACCTCTCTAATGTCGTGTATTGCGCTCACTGGCGGTGTTCTGCCACCGAAGACGGTTATTACGCTTCTGTCTACTCCACCTGCTCTCTACCCGCGCCTGATCCCGCAGCCTTCGTGCCTTACGCCGACCTGACGCAAGAAGAAGTTTTGAACTGGATCTGGGCGAATGGTGTTGACAAGGCCGGGACGGAAGCCGCAGTGCAACAGCAGATCTACCTTCAAAAAAACCCGGTAACGATCACCCCTCCACTCCCCTGGGCTGCCTGAGATGCAAGAGTTCACCATCAAGATCACGGTAGAGGAAGCGAACATCATTGCGATGGGGCTGGGCAAACTGCCGTTGGAGATGTCGGTCGCGCTGTGGCAAAAGCTGCGTGAGCAGGTTCAGCAACAAAGTAACTTGACACCTCCTGAAACTACTGTATAAATAACCGTACTGGTGCGGTCCACCAGGCACTCGCCAGAGTAATCATGGAAAACACTGAAGTTGTAGCGGAACCAACCGCGCCAGAGCAGGTAGCGACGCCCGCGCCTGAACCTGTAGCAGTATCGGCGGAAGAGCAACAAACTACAATCAAGACGTTCACGCAAGAAGAAGTGGACTCGATGATTGGCAAGCGTCTCGCAAGAGAGCGTAGGTCTTGGGAACGTGAGCGTCCGAAGGCGCCAGCAGCGCCCGCAGAACCTGTATCGCAGGATAAGTTTGAGTCGGTCGAAGCGTACGCCGAAGCACTGGCCACGCAGAAAGCCGAGCAGCTTCTTCAGCAACGGGAACTGGAGCGTCAGCAAGCAGCAGTGGTTGAGTCGTACCACGAGAAGGAAGAGCAGGCACGGGATAAGTATGACGACTTCGAGCAAGTCGCCTACAACCCGAGTCTGAAAATCTCGACCGTGATGGCTCAAACAATTCAGGCGTCAGAGATCGGCCCCGACATAGCATATTTTCTCGGGTCCAATCCAAAAGAAGCTGATCGTATCTCGCGTCTATCGCCGTTCTTGCAGGCCAAAGAGATCGGGAAGATTGAGGCCAAAGTGGCCGCCAGTCCGCCCACCAAAAAACCATCCAGCGCTCCGGCGCCTATTCAGCCTGTTGCAGCACGCGCCTCCGGCGCACCGGCTTACGACACCACCGACCCGCGCTCAATCAAAGCAATGAGCACGAGCGACTGGATCGCAGCCGAGCGGCAACGACAGATCAAGGCGTGGGAAGCGAAACACGGACGTTAATCATGCCGGTAGTTAATACGACCGGCTAATTATCTAAAGGAAGTAACATGGCTAACAGTATCTTGACGATCGATATGATCACAAGGAAATGTCTCGAAATCTTGGAGAACTCCTTGGTGATCACCCGTACCGTAAACCGTCAGTAAACGAAAGTCTAGCTGACATTAAACCCCGTTAATTGCTGGAAACCCCTTAGAGCACCATGCACCACAGCGTAGTTGGAAACGGCAAGCGCGATGGTTTGAAAAGCGCGGTGATTGGGCAATCAGCAGCCAAGCATCTTATCATTAACTGTGATATGATGAAGGTTCAACGACTAGCCGAAAGGCGTAGCGCTCAAGCGAGCGCGAAATGCGGGGCGGACGTGAAAAAACCAATCGAAGATCGCTTTTTTGCAAAAGTGGCAGTCCGAGATAGCGGGTGCCACGAGTGGACAGGATGTTTGATGCCTAACGGGTACGGTCAGTTTCATAAGGACGGCAAGACTGCTTACGCGCATCGCGTAGCGTTTGAGCTGGCGTATGGAGCGACTACGCAGCATGTTCTGCATGCGTGTGACAACCGTAAGTGCGTCAACCCAAAACACCTGTTCAGCGGGACGTTTGAGGACAACATGGCAGACATGGTGGCTAAAGGTCGCCAAGCCGCAGGCGACCGTAACGGTCGCCGCAAGTTGTCGTCTGAGCAAGTCCTTGCAATTCGATCTGAAGTTGGCACCCATGATGTAATCGCTGCGAAGTACAACGTCACCCGTGGTTTGGTGTCGATGATCCGCAGCGGGCGCATCTGGAAAAGCGTCTGAAGATATAGTCTGATCCTTGGTGAAAGCCAAGGCCGCGAAAGCGGGGCATTGCAGTAGCGAGCAGTGCCGAACACAATGATGACGATTCGTTTGCTGTCCAAGGCGCAAAAATCGGTTCCACGCTGCGTATCCGTCTGCCGGACCGCGCGCTGGTGACCGACGGTGCTGCGCTGCAAGTTCAAGACGACAACGAGCAGTTCACCACTCTGACTGTTTCGAGCCAAAAGCACATCGGCGTGAACTTCACGACCGCTGAGTTGACCATGCAGCTCGATGACTTCGCAGAGCGTGTGCTGAAGCCTCGTATTAGTCAGCTTGCCTCCAGCATCGACGCTGACGTTGCCAACAGCTTCAAGAGCATCTACCAGTCGGTTGGTACCCCAGGCACCACGCCCGGAACCAGCTTGGTGCTGCTGCAAGGCCAACAGAAGCTGAACGAAGCCGCTGCGGTCATGGCTCCCCGCTATGCCACCGTCAACCCGGCTGCGAACGCTGGCCTCGTCGAAGGCATGAAGGGTCTGTTCAACCCCACCAACACCATTAGCCGTCAGTTCAAGAATGGCCTGATGGGCGAGGGTGTGCTGGGTTTTGAAGAGATCAGCATGTCGCAGTCGATCAAGCAGCACACCACCGGCACCCGCACGGGTTCGCACACGGTGACCAGCGCTGTGACGGCTCAAGGCTCGACCACGATCCTGATCACGGGCACTGGCACGCAGACGATCAAGCAAGGTGACGTGTTTACCGTTGCTAACGTCTTTGCGGTCAACCCGCAGACTCGTGAGTCGACCGGCAGCCTGCAACAGTTCGTGGCCACTGCGGACGCAACCGCCGCCGGCGGCGCGTACACGGTCAGTGTTAGCCCCGCGATGTACACCTCTGGCCATGCGCTTGCGACGATCGATGCGTTCCCGCAAGCCAGCGCTGTGGTGACCTTCTTGGGTAGCGCCAGCACTCAGTACCCGCAAAACCTGATCTATCACAAAGATGCGATCACGTTTGCGACCGCTGACCTGCTGATGCCGCAAGGCGTAGACATGGCCTCGCGCCAGGTGCATAACGGCATCTCGATGCGTATTGTTCGTCAATACGACATCAACAATGACCGTCTGCCCTGCCGTATTGACGTGCTCTACGGCTTCTCGGTCATCCGTCCGCAAATGGGCGTACGCCTCTGGGGCTAACGTCTAATACGAGGCTAGTAGGGGTCTACTAGCCTCGTTTCTATTTAATTTGAAAGGATTAAATCATGGCTCTTCCTAATGGTGCAGGTGGCTACCAAGTCGGTGACGGCAACCGCAGCGAGAACATTCTCGGCTACATGGGCGACCCCCTGTCGCAAGCCAGTACCGCTACGCTGTCGGCTGCTCAAGTAATTGCTGGAGTGCTGCTGGTTGGCTCGGGCGCTACTGCTGCACAAACCTACACGCTGCCCGCAGCGTCGCTGGTCGATGCGGCAGTGCCCAGTGCAACGGTCGGCAGCACGTTTGATCTTATCGTCGTCAACCTCGGCACCAGCTCTGGCACCGGCGCGCTGGCGATGGGTTCGGGCACTGGCTTTACCGACGGCGGCAACGCTACGGTAGCGCTGGCGATCACGTCAAGCGGCATCTTCCGGTTCCGTAAAACTGCTGACAATGCCTTTACCGTTTACCGTATTGGTTAAGGAGTCGCTATGGCTAACAACAAGCCTGTAGGTGTTGCGTACTCTGACCCTGCGCTCACAGCGTTCTATCTCAACGCTCCAGTTACTGAAACTGCCAGTTTCACGCTGGGCGATGATGAGAACTATGTGGTGTGTAACGGCTCCGCTGCCAACGTCTCCGTGACGTTGCCAAGCGGCTCTGCTTACATTGGTCGGACCGTGACTATCAAAAACCTGTCTGCAACCTATACGGTGATCTCGGCGTCGACGAACGTCAGACCAGTCAACTCAGCTACCCTTGGCACGGCGATCCTCGCCGCGACCGCAGGTAAGTGGGCGACGCTGGTTTGCGAAGACGGCACCAACTGGGTCATCATGGCTGCTGGCTAACCTGGCGGGGGCTTCGGCCCCCGACTTTTATGCCCATCATCTATCTGCGTCACCCGCGCCACGGCGAGAAGGTTGCCATCTCTGACCTGGAAGCGGAGTATGATGAACAAAACGGCTGGACGCGCTATACTCTGGGCGCAGACCCTGACGGGGCCGTAGACAGCGTGCCGGACAATCAACTCGCACGCCGAGGTCGTCGTCGTAAGGAGACGGTCGATGGCAACTACAGCGGGTGACATCATTACGGGCGCGTTGCGCCTGATTGGTGTTGTAGCAGAGGGCGAGTCGCCTTCGCCTGAGTCGGCAGCCGATGCGCTGTCGGCTATGAACCAGATGATCGAGTCGTGGAACACCGAGCGGTTGTCGGTCTTTGCGACAGAAGATCAAGTCTTTAGCTGGCCCGCCACGGCGATCAGCCGCACGCTCGGGCCAACAGGCGACTTTGTGGGCAACCGCCCAATTATGATTGACGACTCGACCTACTTCAAAGACCCGACCACCGGCGTCTCGTACGGTCTGAAGCTCATCAACCAGCAGCAATACAACGGGATTGCGTTGAAGACGGTGCAAAGCACCTACCCGCAGGTCATGTGGGTCAACATGACGTACCCCGACATTGAGATGTACATCTATCCGGTACCTACGCGGGTGCTGGAGTTCCATTTCGTGTCAGTGGAACAGTTGTCGCGGCCAGCCATCTTGGCCACAAATCTGACGTTCCCGCCCGGCTATTTGCGAGCGTTTCGGTACAACTTGGCCTGTGAGCTGGCGCCTGAATTTGGCGTCGAGCCGTCGCGGCAAGTGCAGCGGATTGCGATGACGTCCAAGCGCAACCTGAAGCGCATCAACAATCCTGACGACCTGATGTCGATCCCGTACAGCATCGTTGGGAATCGCCAGCGCTACAATATCTACGCCGGCAATTTCTAATGAAATCGCCCATCCTCGGCGCCGCTTATGTCGCCCGCAGCATCAACGCTGCGGACAACCGGCTCGTCAACATGTACCCGGAGTCCACCCCGGATGGCGGCAAGACGGCGGCGTACTTTCAGCGGGTGCCGGGAATCTCAGGCATTTTTCCGTTAGGCGGCACCGGCAGCGTTCGCGGCATGTGGGTTGTGAAGGGCGTGCTGTACGCGGTTGTCGGCACGCGGTTCATATCGCTAACAGGCATTGGCACAAGTATCG